GAGTACCAGACGCATCTACCACTTCGGTGCCTGATCCATGCTCCTTAATTCCTGTTCCAAGTGTTCCACGTTGCAGTTGTCCTAACGTGTTACCTGATTTTGTAAAGTATTCTATTCTCTCTTTGTCTATGAATATGACTCCAGGTATAATTGTAGCGACAGATGAACCGTCGTAACTAATCACACTCTTTGGTTCGGGCAACACAGTGCCATCCTCGACAGTGATTGTTTGTGTGCCAATCGTCATATCCAATGTAAGTTTCGTTGTCGCATTTTTTGATATTCTTTTATAGAAGGTTCTGTTAAGCATGTCTTTGAAAATTCTAAATCCAGTTGCACCTACTGCCGAGTCTACAGCAAAATACATCACGTCAAGTCTGTCACTTGATGTAATAGTTCTGCCAGACACTGTCACCGTGTTCCCGCTAACAATATAATCGGAACCTTGTGTTAATTGTTCTCCATTGAGCCATACATACGTATAAGTGGCATTAATGGTATCAAATCTTAATTTAAATATTCCGCTTGGTCTACCTTCCAACACCTCTCTTCTTTGTTTCATGCCTAAGGCATTGTTAAAGGTTGTGACAGATAATACGTCATCTTGGCTTAGAGAATATGGTGAAGTTATCCTTGCCGGCACCAATATTATATCTGTGCCTTGATTAAAATATTGATTATCAACTAGCGTAGAAATACAAATCACATCAGAGGCACTTGGAAGTGAACCCGTCACAAATTCCACATTTTGATTTGCAATATCGACTGTGTAATCTGTTGATAGTAGTTTTTCCACACCGTTTACAAATACCTGTACCTGACTCGCTGTTGTTATAGTTTTTGCTGGGTCCACTGTTGAGTCGTCACCCAATCCAGACACCACACCATATGTATATGTGCTTCCATCGCCGACGTAATACGTATTATCAGGTCCACGTAACATTCTTCCATTGAGCTCGATAGTGGTCAACCCTGAGAACGGACCAATTGCTCCTGCAGGAAAAGTTAATGTATACCTGTTAGTACTTCCGTCATATGTAATTTTTTCATTTCTAATACTTGCAAAACTTCTTGAACTTGTAGCAGATTTATTGAAACCTGCAACTTGTATAAAAGCACCTGCTGGTGGCACTGGTGAATTGAAAGTGATTGTCACTGTGTTTGCAGTGATTGTTTTTGTAAAGTCAGTTCTTGGCACTCCGTCTTGTGTAACATATATGTCTGATACACTAGAGTCAAGGTTGAATTCATTTCTTGAACTTGTTGTAAATGACACTGTTGAATTATCACCAATAAATGTATCAAGCACTCTGTAATTTTCTCCAGAGATTGCAAAAACTTTTGTTGATATCACACTATTATTTGCTGGTGGTGAATTAAATGTTATTGTCTTGTTACCAACTTGCACTGTGTAATCGGTGGTTAATTTTTTCACCTCACCATCTACTACAACAGTTACAGATCCTAGTGTGCCAGGGAAATCGCCAATTGCAAACACTGTTGTACTTCCGTTGCCTTTGTGATTTACTTCGCTAATAAAAGGAACACCAGATTCTGGCGAAGTGTACACTTTAATATCTACTGTATCAAATAGTTGTCCAGGAACAGTTTCTTCTGGTGCATAACTTGTGTCAGGAGATACAAATGCGTCTCCCTCAAGCACGATGTCACTAGGTGCCTTACCTAGTGCTGATGTGAAAAGTCCACCTTTGACAATAGAATCTAGGGTCCTATCATCCGTTGGTGTTAGTACACCGTCATCGTCAAATGGAATAAATTCCACTAATGCGTTTTCATTAGGCATGTCACTTATTGTAAATGTTACGGTAGATCCATCGCCTCGAATCACGTCAGATAATTTTTTCCTAGTGCTGTCATCCTGTGTGATGTACACTTGAAACACATCAGTTGATTTTGGAGCAGTATCAAACGTATAAGACGCTGTGGATCCGTCTGCCCTGAAAGCCTTTATTCTACTATCACCGTAGTTGTCCCATGGGAAGTCATACCAACCTGCTTTGTCCCAACCTGCTTCCTGTGTGAATAGAAGACCAGTGACCATTGTGCCTCCGTAGTCTACACCCGTCATTACTTGATCTAATTCATTGCCAGGCATTCCTGAACCAGGAGTGTAAAAACCTTTGGTCCTATCTGCGGCAGTAAGTCCTGTCTCGTTTCCATATACTTTGTAGACACTGTTTACGTTGTCATCAAAATCTGTTGTGGATGTAAATGGATTGGTTACCTTGTACAACTGATTTTTGTATCTTAAAAGATCGTTGTATGCGTAACTTGTTGATACCTCCCAATCAACCACTCTACTTGTGCTAGACACTCTGTCAAACTTGATTGTTGTGTCAAAGTCTCTAACAAGATCATTGTCTAGATTTGCATAGGCCTTTGCAGAATCAGTTGGTGTTGAACCGTCATTTTTTCCACCAGTCAGCACCACTGTTGGAGTAGCGGTGTAATTAGCGCCTACATCCGTGACAGTGATCTGTGTCACTACTCCTGATTGTATTGTAGCAGTAGCCTTTGCGGCTGACGTTGTAGGAGTAACATACATTTTATAAAGACCAGATTTACTTGACATTCCATGATTGGATATTTGGCTATCTGGCATGTAATACACTCCACCAAATTCATTAAAGGTGTGAATGTGAGATGTACCAGAACCACCGTTTTGTGAATCCCATATGTTTGATTGTGTTAAACTTGTAAACAGAGGATAGTAGTAACCATACTTGCCTGATGATGCCCCTCTGGAACTTGTTCCCAATATTTGGAACGGACCTGTGGATCCAGTTGTACCTCCAACAATAGATACAGTAGGTTCAACCTCATACCCTGATCCACCATCAAAGACTGTGATACTCTTGACAAATTTTTTGTGATAATCATTCCACATCTGCCATGGGTACTCAGTCAGTTTGTCGGTATCTAGATCAACATTTAAAGACCTAATTTTGGCAGTGTCGGCGTCATAAAAAGTTGGATTATCAAAGTCTGTATATATTCCATCCTGCGTTTCTATTTGATCGTAGCCAATTTTGTATTCCCTTAATTTTGTATGAAATGGTTTAACCTCATTTATGTAACTTTCTATCCAACTGTCTGTACCTGATGTATATGTTTTTCTTTGATCTAATTTTCTTACTGAATTTTTGACATTTAAAAAAGATGTCTTGAACATCCAATCAACATAAGTCTGCTCAGATAAAACTTTTCTCAAGCCTGTAAAAAATAATGTATTGTACTCTTTGGCCAAGTCATTTATGAATAAATCATCTCGCAGTGCTGTTAAAACTTTTCGTGTTTCGATACTAGGTTCTTGGTCAAAAAAGTTATCATCAAAATTATCTGCACCCGCATATCCTGTAGCATCTTGAGAATAGTCATATAATTTTGTGCTAAGTCTTATTGTGCCGTTTTCGGTTCCAACGTTAGTGAAGCCAGATGCTGTTTTCATAAACAATTTCCATCCACCTGTATCTGCATTTGTAACCTTAACATGTTTTCCTATGGCAAGATCTAACGAATCTAACTCATATTCAAATTTAACCTGCTTATCTATAGGCGTATTTTCACTATGAATCATTTCATGAACCTCTGGATCCGTTCCATACCAGTCTGTGTAACTCCAGTATGCTGATGTGTTATAGGTCTGCAACTTTGTTCTCGACCATTGCGTACCGTCCCATTGATATATGGCCCAATAATTATTTGCTGTTTCGTCTGCTCTAACAAGATAATTCACTGTACCTGAAATATCGGCAGTGTTGATGTAAGTAAGTTCTGCATATGTATCAACCGAACCTTCCCACTCGAGACTTTGTGCAGTTGGCTCAGGGTCTTTTGAATCTAAATTTGCTAAATTTATTTGTCCAACTAGTTGATTTTTCTTCAAAACTGTATTTGCATAATCTATAATTTCTTTAAGAGCAGAATATCTATCAACATACCAGCTCTGCCTTGGGCGTACACTGTTTCCGTATCTTTCATTTACAGGAAGGTTGAGATCCGGCACAAGATCGCCGGTACTGTTTTTACCAATCAAAGAATCCCACCATCTAGCCTCTATTTGTGTACCAGGCCTGAAATCTTTATCTCCTTCTCTGACCAATTTCCAGACGCTGTGTGCGTCGGCATCAAATGTGTTAGTTCGTAAATCGACATTTAATACAATATGATCATTTACTAAATTTGTTACATTGTATACCTGTAACTTGTTTGTGTCAGTCACAGCGTAATACTTTAGGCCAAACCTGCTAGGATTTTGGATAACATTTGCCACATAAGATACTGAATTTTTTCGATCTACCATGCTTTTGTTAGGCAGATCACTTTTATTTTTTACCCAATAATAATAAAAAGGTACAAAGTCGTCTAACCTAGAGTCGTATCTTTCGATGACTGTATACTGAGAGTCATCACCGTAGAGTGCGATGCCAGATACATTCTCCCCAAAGCCTTCTACCCTTCGGTCCCACTCACTAGGTAACAATCGGGATTCGACCCATTCGTACACATCTATGCTAGATCCAGGAAATATTTTACCCCAATTATTATGTTTGTATTCTTGAGTATCCTGTTCATACCATAACCATTTTACTGTTGAAAGATCCCACCAAACTTCCCCAACATGTGTTTCTGCCCATGGTGTTTTTGTATTTGCATTTGGCCCGACATTGTAAATTGCTGGATCCCAAGCAGTTTTTATATCTATTTCTCTGTCGGCCAAACCGAGTATACGTCCTTTGACTGGATCATAAAGATCATAATAATCTCTGATTTGTTTTGACCTATTGTCAAAGTCGAAAACTTGTCCTAACTTTTGAATATCAACTAACGATGTTTCAGTGACTAAATTTTTCCAAGCATACTGTCCGGATGTGTTGAGATCTAAAGATAAAACTGTTCCATCATTTGTTCTTGTTGTTGCACCAACCACATTGCCATCGTCTTTAGGCGCTCCTATAAGCACGGTGTCGTCAATGACACACACACCTTTTCCAAAATCGTCGTTTTCAGAGACAGCATCTGAAATTAATCTATCATCAATTATAAATTTAGTGTTATACATTGTGGCTGTGTATGCCCCACCTGACCCAGCGTTTGCGTCAACTACATTGGTATCTTGTAAGTCGAAAGTAGTTTCTCCCGAATCAAACTTCATTTCACGAGAACTTGCAAATCTTTCGGCTCCAATCACAATTCTATTGCCGACATCGTTTATGTCTAGACTAGTGCCGAACCTCATGTTTGTTTGTTCGTCTGGCGATTTAATCGTTTGTTGAAGTGTATATGTATTAGTGGATTCGTCTGCATTCCATTTGTAGTAATATATTGCACCACCATCAATTTGTCCTGTGCTTCCGTCGTCCATACCCGGAGCACCAACAATGAGTGTGCCGCCATCTTTACTCATTGCAATTGAATCACCAAAGGCAGTGTTCAAAGACGAACCATCTGCTGATACTCCTGTGATAGTTTGTGCAAGTGCAAACGTATTTTGTGTGCTTCCGTCACTGCTTTGCGATGTCTTGATAAAAATCTCCACCTTACCAGCATTTCCTGGCGCCAACGAACTTACGGCCAATATATCACCGTTATCATTCGCCGCGATTCTGTGTCCAAACCTTTGTCCCGAACCACCTGCGGGAGATTCAATTGTCAGATCCTGAGTCCATGTGTCATATGTTGATCCATCTGCTCCTATACCCCATGTGTACATGTACACTCTCCCTCTATCGCTGTCATGTCCTGGTGCTGACACAAACAGATATTTGTCAGGAGTCGATCGTGCAGATGATAAACCAGGTTCGGAAATCTTATGATTCCATCCAAAATTCAAATTTTCATTTGCTGTTGACCCGTCTGTTGGCGGAGTGATTGTATTTAGAATACCATATTTGAAAGTCGACTGATCCCAAATGTATACTTTGATCAATCCAGCATTGAGTTGTCTCGTGCTACCATCTTGATCTAATGTATTCGTAAATGGTGCACCGGCCACCACAAAGTTTTCATCAGTGCTTATAGACAATGATTCTCCAAGTCGACTTGTGTTGTCATTATTTTCTGTCATTGTGACTGTAGACTGAGTGCCGAAAGTAGTGCCTGCTGTGCTTGATGTCCTGAAAAGGAAATGTATCTCACCCTGTGACTTACCTGGAGCAGATACAACCACAGTTCTTCCATCATTTCTAGCAACTACCTTATGTCCAAATTCTTGCTCATCCGTAGCATTGTCGGGAGATAAAATAATTTTACTTGTGTAAGGATCTTGTTTCTCATAAACTCGCCACAGGCCTTCGGTATCTGCGTCAGCAAAAACTTTGTCTCCTGGCATATCTATGGCATCATTTTTGTCGTTGTAAATCTTATAGTTTAGTCTATCGTTAACGTTGTCCATTGACGATAATCTTACGGATATAAAATTATAGATGTTACCATAACTGTCAGCAGTTGAACCATCTTCTAGTGCAGGAATAAATCCTATATTTCCGGTGTAGTCTATTATGACAGTTTTATGACTAGGTATGGCTTTTACTTGATAGACGCCATTTAGTGTTGCCTCTTCACTATTTGATATGGCAAAATAATCTGCTTGTGTCCTGATAGAGCCTGCAGATAAATTATGTGAACCTGTAAATGTTACTTCGAGTTGGGTTGAGTCATTGATCAATTCAAGATTCGCAATCTTGATTTCTGCACTTGTGATACGAAGCACGTCCCAATCTTTGTTTGATTTGTTTGCTACCCATATTAGATCATTGGTAGATATTTTATTCATGTCCAAGGACAAAATTTCTTCTATATTAAACAATGTGTGTTGGACCTGCGACAATTGAGGATAGCCGGCAGTTTTAAACACTTGTGCTATATCTCTACTGACACCTTCTTTAGCGTAATCTAATTTACTAAAGGTAGATGCCGCTGTGTACTCAACAGGTTTGTAGTAAAGATCTTCTTTGGCTACACCTATTGATCTAGAATAATCTGTTGTTTCATTTGAAGAATCCAACAGTTCAATACTTTGAGGATCTGCGACTATCTTATCATCTCTGAGGGTTATTTGTATATTTTCTATAGAATCAGTGTTTCCAAACTTACCTGTTCTTATCATCCATTCTGGATATAGGTCTAGTGTAATATCTTCGCCTTCGTATTTCGCCTTAAGCAGTTTGTCTATTGCGTTCTTTGTACCTTTTTCTCTGATGTAACCTTGATAAAATTTGTATTGAGACACATCATTCACAAATAAATTTTCGAGATAATCTCTTGATTGATATCCGGTTAGCCTTTGAGCCAGTTGCTGTTGAGATTCATCAAAATTATTGGTTTCCAAATCATAAAAATCATTGAATTGCGAAATTTTATATTCGAAGTTCGGAATTAGTTGTGGCGCCGGCTTTTCGGACTTCAACTTCCAATTGAAATTTTCGAATTTTGATCCAGAATTATGATTTGCTTTTGCCACATAAAATTTTCCTTGGTACTCAACACTGTCACCTATTTTATAATCAGTATTGGCTAACCAATAGGTTACCTGAGCGGCATCAAAAATGAAACCCGGAGCATAATAGTCACCGTTCCAATTGCCTGTTTTCCAACCAACTAATTTTAATCTTTGTTGTCGAAAACCTGTTGCGGCGTCATATATGATATCAGAAAAGACAGTTTTGTTATCAAATAAAATAATGTGTTCTTTTTGAACTGTGTTTAGAGCAATATTATATAGGCCAATCTGATCAGACTTGATTCCTAATTCAAATGTTTTTCCTATCCGTTTTGTGGAAACTTCTGCTAAATCAATTTTTCTACCACCTGAGTCTAGCAAAGAATAATCGCCTGCTACATTTCTAAGTCTTCCCACTATGCTGTTATTGGTGTCTAACTCGAATCCGTCAGCGGCAGGAGATACCGTTACTGCCGATCCTGGTGCCCATTCTTGTGTTGTCCAGAACAAAAATTCTCGAACTGCATTAGCCCAATTCAAAGTTTCTTTGATTTCTTTTGAAAACTTGTTAAATTTGAATCCTTGACTTTCGAGCCAGTGTCCATAACCAAATAAAAAATCTGCCACATCTTGTATTGTAGCAAACACATGTCCATAAGGTATGGTTTGTGTTATTTCTTGATAATTTCTATATTCCTTTACAGCCAAAGATCCTTCAACTTGCACTGCTTTTGCTGTGCTTGTTTTGATAGGATAGTTAAAACTGAAATGTGGCTTTAATGTGTTATATCCAAGTATTTTGTATCCACCAACAAATGTAACACTTGATCCATCTGTTTTAGTTGTGGTGTCTGTGTTTTTTTCAATTAGCACACCAGAATAATTGAAACTATCCACAGGATTGCTGGTCCTAAATAAAATTTTATAATTCTCATCTGGAATAAATTTTGATCCTGATGTCGAACCAGGCGATACACTGTCTGTCAATATTTTAATATTATCTTTATCGGTGAATCCTCCAAGTTTATATGCCAGTTGAACTTTAAGGTTTTTCATCTTGTCGTAAAAGAACGTTTTGGCATCTAAGTTTCTCGACACCAGATAGTTCACTGTGTATGGCTGATACCCTGCTGTGTGATATCTAGTAATAACTCCTGTTGCCAAATTTGTTTCTGTTTCAAGATGATATCTTCCCGAACTTAAAGTGGGTCTCACACCTGTATCAGATGATATTTGGTTCCCTGATATGTTTTTTGACAGTCTAGATAGATCAAAATAGTTTGAGAAAAATTTAGCCGGTTTTGTAAGAGCTAAAAGTTTCATTACAGAGAAAGGATACGAACTCGATCTTCTCCAAGCAGTCTCGGCCGGAGCCTGGTCACCAAACTTCCAAGTCATTTGCCTACCAGGAATGTCAAGATCCGCAATTAAACCTGCCGCAATGGGATCCAATAAATTTCCAGATGCGTCAACCGGAATATATGATTGTATGTCTGGCTTACCGTATCTACCCGGCTCTACTTCAATTGCATTCCATAAAACACTGTTTCCCGAAGTGTATGGTGCTGAGCCGTATGTGTCCTCCCAATCGTCTGGTTTCTCAGAATGGCCAAACATCTCCCATGGTCTTACATGTGGAGCGTCAGTGTCATAAAAATACTTGTATATGCCTCTCCAGTATCCCGGGAGATCTGACTGCGTTAACCTATCCTTGGATTTTGAATAGTTGTAAGTGAAGGGAGATCCCTCCGAAAATACTGTATTGTTGATATACTGCACATTATTCCTGCCGGCCCAGTTATAAAAGTCTGCACCTAGAATACTATCTACTTCAGCAAGGCTGTACTCTGTTGGATAGAAAACAGTTGGAATGACGTCATTGACATCTAAGAGATCAGCATCGTAAGAAGTTTTTATATTATTGTAAATTCTTTTTTCGAGCTCTAAAATCAAATCGTCACGTTCATCGCCGTAGGCTTTTATTATAGATCCATCATGCTTTCTAATTACATTTGTATCTGTTAGGTAAGTTGTATCAGTAAAAGATTCTGGTTTAAACTTTGGATACATACCAAGTTTTGTTGGCGACGGAGGCATGAAACTTCCGGTAGTATCTGCATAATCTTTAATTACAATTTTATCTCCTTCTGATAAAGAGATTGATACATTAATACTATCATCAACAGTGCTAAAAGTGTAATCATGGCCAACTAAGAGTTGTGTGCCATTTAGATAAACGTAGACAGCACGGTTACTAAGTTTAGTAATGTCATGCTGTGAATCCAATGCATATTCAGTTTGCGAAGCACCCAAGACAGTATAGTTTCTGATTGAAACATTTTCCCCATAACCTAGCATGTCTTCGTAGTAAAAAGGAAATGTGCTGTTCCTACCTGGAGTAATAAGTTCGATAATCTCATCCACTCTGTCTGACGCCACTCCTTCATAGGCAGTGCCGGTTGCATGAGTCAAAAATGCATTGTACCATTTCTCATATTCCTGTGAAGCATAATCTAAAGCGACGCTGAAATTGGCATCCTGATCAATCAAGTTGAATATTGCTGGAGTTAGTGGACCTTCATGTTGGTGTATTGTGCCGCCTTTTAGTCTTGCTTCAGGCTTGTCCCGTAAATTTGAGACACCAGGTATAGCACCTGTGACATCTTGATTTTTGTCGAGTATATCTCTGACATGGTTTAGAATTTGTCCAAATGTAAAAGTGCCTAATTGATCGTTCAAAGCGTTAGTTGATAGGTTTTCAGGCACTTCGTATATGCCCTTGCCATCAACTTTCTCAGCACTGCTATACCCTGCAATTCTTATTTGGTCATTCGCTTCTAATTTTTTGTTAAACTTAATGTATCTATTTTTTGTTCCATTGACAAGAGTATAATCTGTCGTTAACGTTTTTCTTTGGCCGTTGACCACTACCGAAACTTCCAAGTCAGTCAAATCTGCTGAATCTTTGTAAAAATCAATTGGAAATAATTGTGTCTCTGTGGCATCGACTATTATTGTTCTTATTACACGTTGTTTGCTTTCCGAAAGTCTTTTTATCCACGAACTTCTTGAATTATGCGTTGCAAGTCCTGTGGTATAATGAAGATGGCCTTCTGCTAATTTTTTTGTTATTGTCGTTGTGCCACTCTTATATGTAAAAGATCCATTAGTGTGATCTGAATCGAATACTATGTCGCCGACATTATTGATGGTGTTGTATTTGACTTTTATCCCAAGCACTGTGTCGGTAGTTGCTGTATCCGATGTAGCAAAGGAGAATACATTTGCTCCTATGAAAGATGAATTGGGATAAGTGGACGAATCACTGAAGGACACGTGATCGTTATCAAACATATCAAATAAAGGTGGTTGATTTACTTTAGTTTTTTCTTGTGCTTCAATAAATTTTTCAGCAGTGCTATCATATCTAAAAGTTTTCCCTTGATTTGTTGTTCCGAATTCAATGTATATTGAATCATTGTTGGACGGAGTGCCGTCTGATGCTTTTGTAAGGGCAATTACTTGTGTTGAATCTCCTGCTGTGACAAATGAAACGTCATAGATCACATCTTTGACTAAAGGATCGGTATCAGCCGAGAAAACAACTCTCATGCCGTTTGCCAAGGCCAGCCCGTCAACAATATAACCAGTCTGTTTTACAACTTGGCTAAATGCATCAGTGGTTACTGTGTCGTACAATGTTACAGATTTTTTTGCTATAGTGCCGTGATTGTATAAAGCAAGTCCTGAATCAAATTCTATAATTGGTCTTTTTGCTCTATCTGTCTCATCTAAGACTGGAGTATAGCCATTTACTTTTGCAGTCTCTTCTATCACTGACCTATGAAACCACCTGTTGTATCTGGACCAGGCATTTCTATCTTGGGAATCTCTTTTGATAGTCATGTAGTCTTTGTTTTCAGGTAGATAGAATGCTTTGGCGTAAGGTCTTGAATCATAACCAACAGAGTCAAAAAGTATAGTAGTTTCAGTTGCGTAACTGCCTGGGGTAATTAATTCTTCTACGTCAGTCAAGGTGATTGCCTCGCCAACTCCTTCTACATAATATTCTTTGTTTTGATATGCTGTAGAAACCAAGGCACTTGGAAATTTAATCTTCATACCATTTGATAGATCGAGTGTCCTTAAACTGTAATTTTTTACCCCTATAATATCATTGTCTACATTGATTGCAGTCGTTGATGTTGCATCTTTAATCTGAAGTATGCCATACATGTTGGCATGATTGCCGCATTGATAATACAAAGTATTTGGAGCATCCGTCGGCACTGTGAATGTCACTGTTCCGTAAACTGCACCAGCGTTTGATACGCCATTGGTGTAAAATAAGTTTGTAGACCCATCCTTATAAGGTTCGGTCATTATGTAAAACGGATGGCCTTTTGCGTTCACGTTAAATTTGTAGGTGTTACCTCTGTATAAAGTTAAGATAGGATTGTTTTCATTTTCTCTATGCCTAAAATTGTATGCCCCTTTGGCCAAGTTTGATACCGAATATTCGATCACTGCCGATGGTCCTACAGAATCAATTTCAATTGCCAGTGGACCATTTGGCATCCAATAATATTCTCTGTAATTCACCAATTTGTCATAGTCTATTGCAGGATTCCAACTGTAGACTGTTTCTTTATTCAATCTATCATGATTGTTTGTTTTCCCGCCCAAATATTTTATTTGATTGATATAATCATCATACGTGCCTGTAAACTTAACTTGGTCCTCAGGATTAACAGATGTTGTATCTTTATCTGTGTAAGTTATTGCAGGCTCTAATTGGTAGGCAAATCTATCGCTGTCTGTGGCAGTGATATATCTATCGTTTACATTTCTTGTGTATGCATCTTGTCTGCCTATGAATCCATCTAATCGATCCAGTGACCCTTTTTGGACCAAAGGATCCATTGTGCTAGATAAAAATCTTTGATTAGAATCAGTCCTGTAAAACGCCGGTAAATGTTGTATAGTTCTTCTATATTCATTTTTGCCTTGCTGTACAACCTCGCTGTTGCTTCCAGAATTTATAGGGTTATCCGCCATTAGTATCCTGACCCACTACTGCCGGTGCTCGATGAAGAGCCGGAACTTGTTGTAGTAGAGCCTGATACTGCTGATCCTGATGTAGTGTTAGAAGTGGCAGTTGATGTTGATGTAACAACAGAGCCGGATGCCGTGAGTTGGTTGGCTCCTAATGCTGATATAATTGATACATCATCAACGGTGGCCCCACTGATGAAAATTTCGTCTGCCGCTGAATTTATTTGAAACAAAGACCCAAAACCCTGTCCCGATTGATTTGGCACAATCACCACCGTCAAAAGATCAGGTGCTAATTGATTATGCACATATGCGGCTAATTCTGTGAAATAAAAACTATCTCCAAAGTCCCAATTATCTAGGGCGAAATACTCATTTATAGCGGCAATCACTCTTGTTTTTATTACAGCATCTGAAATATTTGTTCTAGAGTTTTTGACAACCTTAAATGTCGCCTGTAATGTTTCTTCTGCATTTGATCCAAATAAAATTTTATATTTTACAGGATGATACACTATTTGATCTGATAATGACTTGAGTGGATTCAAAACACCTGCATATGCAATACGCAATTGATCTGGAGTTGAAGTTTTAGGTGCTGTACCGCCGTCTTGCAAGAATATTCTGAAAAGATTGTCATATGTTCTTTCTAAGAGATACACATCAACCAAATTAGAAACACTAGGATCTATTCTAGTTTCTTGCCCTGCATGATGCTTGTATTGAAAACTTAAATTGCTTCTGCCTTTTCTTGCTATGTAATCGGTGCTTGTTGATAGTGTGTTTGAGGACGAACTATATTTCTTAATTACATCTTCAGAAGCATCATAAAAATAAAATAATTGACCGTCTGTGTAAGTGTTTGTGTTTAGATTTATATCTGACTCGTTCTCAGATACAATAAAGTTTGTCGCGGCGTATGGTCTGAATCTTTCTATATTATCATAAGAAATATATTTTTCAAAGAACACAAATTTTGTTGACTCCGATAAAGTTGGTTCTATTATTATATCAAAAATATCAGGATTATCGACTACACCATCATCGTCGTCGTCGAAGAAGCCTACTTTCACTTTCCTGTTGTCTTGGAATCCATCTGCTTCGGTCACTGTGTCTGTGACTTGCCATGTAATTGGATATCCGATACTGTTACCTGTTGAAACAATACTATTTGTCTTAAGCAGTTTAACTGAATCTTTAACACTTTTTCCGGTTTTGTAGTCATAAATTTTTTCCTGTACATCGTAATGGAACTTATTCTGTGACTCCGATTCGAAGATGTATTCTAATTTTCTGTACTGTACAGTGTAAGTGTTTCCATCATTAGTGAATTTGAACCACCAACTTGCATCTGCGTTTGCACCTGTGGCAGATCCTGTATTGGCTAAATCAAACACTGTGCTTGTGCTTAAATTTGTCGAAGTAATTACCTTCCATGTTTCCGAATCAACGTCGTATCTTAGACCAAATTCTTCATAAGATTCAATTCTATCGATTAAATCATTCTTCAAAGTTGTCGATAGTGATGTTGTGAAGTTTGGTATTATTGCATTAACTACAGAGCCTTGTGGTATAATATTGTTTAAAGTCACAGGGCCGTCGCCTGATTCTAGATTGCCGACTCCACCATTTGCACCATCACCCACAACAGTACCGATCTTAGCCCATGCTCTATCCTCAGCATTCTCGGTTGCCGACGTCACTAAGGTTCCATTTAAAAATTTTCTAGTATCAGGTGATGTAAATTTTATCAATGCCCCAACTTTCGCAAATTTCATATTTGATGTAGCAAAGTCTCCAATTACAAGAGGACCTCCACTAGTAAAAAAACCTGTGTTGGTATTTGTAGAAGTTGCAGTTGAACTCCATGTTGCTGACAATGTGCTTACATCTTTCGTACCGTATTTTTGATAATAAAATTGCCTCGCATATGCTTCTTTTAGTTTATCTTCTACAGAATTAGTAATCGTTGATTGTATGTCACTTCTATTGTTAAAATTGAATGTGAATTGTTGCAAGGATTCTTCTCTATATAAAATTCCGTCTTCTGCAAACACACTTACATTTGAATAAGCACCTGTTGGGTCAAGTATTTCTTTAGCCCGAGATATTCCCGACGCAGACCTGTTGACAGATCTTACCTTTACTATTTCTTGTGAAGCACTAAGAGGTACCACTTGATAGTCCTCCGCTGTGATCATTCTATTCTGTGAATAGTAAACTTGTGATGCCTTTTCACGGATTGTGTCATTGGATTCTGTAGCCGCGGCATTGTAAACACTTGCTTTAAGGCTCATGGTCATGTTGAGCGACTGCTGTGCTCCATTGGCATCAATGTAGGGGACCACCAACTGCACGTTTGACATATCGCCTGGCTGGATAGCATACTTGGCATTGTCACTTGTTCTATAGTATGTTCTAAAACTCCCCAAAGGTAGGTTAGCAAAATTACCGTCTCCGAATACAAGATCGATTTCGTCATTGTTTTTTGTTACAATATTGTATAAGTTTCTTTCACTTTTGGATAATGAATTGTAAATTGCATTATTTCCTGAAAGCGAAGGTACCTTACTCCATCTTTCGGAAATTTGGCCAAACTGATCTAATTTATAAAGCCATACATCTGTTTCGTTTATGTTTTCAACATCTAATGGATAAACAAAATTTGTTACTGCGGTTTCAACCGAAAAATCCGTTTGTTGTAATGAACCTTGTTTGAATTGAAAGAAAAAGCCTGTATTGTTCGAACTGTCGCCTGCACCGTCGGACCTATAAGTGTATGTCAGGCCTGTGCCTGGTATTGGATCGGATTCATAGATGCTATCCGAGTCATTGATTGTGCTCGGAACAATTTCAAAAGTTCTCGATATACCACCAATACCTTTTGAAAATGTAAAAATCGGAATATCCAGTTGATTTGAACTTAGTGTGTATACTTCTGTTGATATACCACCAATAGTTCCTGATTCTCGTGGATTGCCAAAGAGTTGTCCGGACTGATTTGCCGCATTTAAAATTGCGGTGAACTGTTCTCTGTAATTACTGTTGGCACCATCATTCCAAACTATATTGGTATTTGCCAGGTTAGTTCCAGAGCTATCTGTAACATCTTGAGTGGTTGATATAGAATCTAATTTCAATAATCCTGTCGCAGGTTTGTTTCTAGTTGCATTGTAATTAATCAGCCTTGCTAAACGTAGAACCGAATTTCTTCTTTCTGCTGTTTCAAGAAAATTTTCCCTAGCATTCAAGTCTACTCGAAATGACAAGGCCTGCGAAATGTATGCAATGAGATCTATGAGAGCCACGTACTCTGAACTTTCTACAAAGTCATTGAAATCATCTGGATAGTTCTCCTTAAGGTACGCAACCATTGTTCTTCTTAGTGTTTCAAAATCATAAGATTTGAAATCTGCCTGCTGGAAAGACTGGTAGATCTTTCTCCAATCTTCTGCAACTAATAATCTGTTCTGTCTATCTGTAGTGGCCATACTGTTTGTATGGATATTTATATATTAGATTAAGTGCGTATATTAAGATAGGCGTAACAACGAATTTTCATCAAAGTTGAAACGTAACTTTTCGGTGATATTCAAGGGCACATATGTAATAGTGGCCTGTATGGATATTCCCCTATCGGCCTCAGAAACCAATATTTCTTCGGTTGCAATACGAGGATCTGCATTTAAATTTGCAGTCACATCCTCAATAATGGCATCTTTCAAATCTTTCGTAAATGGCTCAAAAATGGCATCATATATGATGGTGCCAAATTCGGGGTTCTCCACTCTTTCACCTTTACGCACACTAAGTCTATTAATTAGATCTTGCTTTGCCACTTCAAAGTCATATAATTTAAAATTTCTTTTGTCAGCTCGCGAGCTAAAACCTTTGAAGGTAATACTCCCATTTGACTGGCTCCCTGAGCCTCCTGATGATCCTGAACTTCCGTATGCCATATACTTTATTTACTCTATGCTATATCGTCCTTGTCTCTGCCTTTTGATGCTGTTCTATCATAAGGCTCGTGTGTGACAAATGCTCCGGTCACCCTATTGGTTTTGCTATCCATTACCGTGGTTTTTGCTTTTGTCTTTTCGTAGTTTGGTTTGCCATTCTTAATTGGCTCTTGTGCTATGATATCTTGCACTTTAATTGGTTTCAAGTCCACCTTATTATGGCTAGGTTCCAACCATCCTGGTCCCATGACAGATCGTGGTCCAACTGAATTAAGGTGAACCTCTTTGCTTGTTGCTAGATCTATTCTACCCTCAGCACTGTGAAACTGTATGCCCTTAGTGTGTGATGTTATGCCGTCTCTTGCAAAATGCCTCACAGAACCTTTTTGGGAGGCACCCAATATCCCTGACTCACCCATTACGTAAACAAATTTTTCAGCGTTCAGCACAACATTTTCTTCGGCAGTGAAATTAATTTTTTCTTTGGCGTGGAAATTTATATTTTTATCAGAGTGTAAATTGAAATCTCCCTCGGCCCTAATTGCAATTCCTCTATCTGAATAAATGTTGATCTTTCCATTTTTCTCCATTTCTATAAATGCCTTGCCTGAGCCATTGGCTAGATACACCACACCTTCTGTGTCATGCATTAATAATTGATGGCCAGATGCTGTTCTCAATCTTGTAAGTTGATTATTACCGTCTACATCACCATCATCCATAACAAGTGTGTGACCAATCTTCCTGGTCACATAATCCTGTGCCCGTACGTCCTTTGTTCCAACAAACTGCTTTGTAGATTTGGTATCTTTCGGGCCAGGAGTACTGATCCCAAACACACTACTCGGAGTCTCCCTACGTGCCGAACTGGTTGTGGTTCCCCTCACTTCATCTGGCGAAAGTCCTTGCTGTGCAAGTATGTCTGCCAATGGGTGTATTGGCTTGTTGAATGTATCGTATTTCAAAGCCGGGTTCGAACCAGGATTTTGTCTATTGACTTCTCCGGCTGGCACATTTTTTGTTCCATAAGTTTTCTGTTTATCTGTACCACTACTAAACTGTCCTGCAGGGCCTCCTGAATCTTTATCCCATGTTTTCTCACTAGCGGCTATGCCTGGAACCATATGATTGGTTACAGGATCCTGTAGACAACCTATCCAGAACGCCTGCTCCAACTTGCCTTCTGCAAATATTACTAGTACCCTAGTGCCTATGTCGGGTGGCACTGCCCAAAAACCATAACTGTGTTGGCTGTGTTCATATTTTGTTGATCCAGGTACATTATATTTTACATCCTTGGCTCCGTAAAATGGGGAAAGATATTCGCAAGTAAATAAATTTCCGCTGATTGGATCTGCCGTTTTACTAAGTGCAGGAATATTGACCTGCAGTCTTCCCATTCGTAAAGGATCCACATTGTTTTTTACAATTGCTATGAATGGGCCCGGCTCGCCGCCTGCCCAGTCTTTAATTGTTCCCGGTGCTTTGCTAGTCGATGCGTGTCCCTTAAAGTAATCCTTTGTCGACATTATGTAATCCTGTTAATTATATTACTAATTCTCTCATTCACACGATCCTGTCCCATTGAACTTTTCACATTAGTTATAACGCCATCCTTCTTGACAATTTTTTCATTGGACGTTCTTGTAACCGCTTGATCTTGGTTATTGAAACGAACCATCGTCAAAGTTTGTGAAAATTGGCCGTCTGCAAAACTTGATTCTACCTGTGTGACCTTGTAAAGACCTGAAAAAACTCCTCGCGGTGATGATTGAAGTTCATACACACCTGTCTTGTCATTGAAATCTTGTGGTGTCTTGAATGTTAGATTAGTAACAGGCTCGGCCACATCATAATTGAAGCAACGCAATTTTGGATTCCAAATGTTGTCTTTTTTATCTCCTCGGAAAAAGTTTATGTTGGCATCTGTGCTGACACCATTTGTGGTGGTTGGCGTAGCCGGGATAAATTGACTTTGTCCTAACCACGCTGGATCTCCCAATATCCGCATTCTTAAAACAACCATGTCTGCGATAGGATTTGTTATCGCATCAAAGAATTGATCGAGTCTAGTGTCCACTTTACCTGTCCTACCTGAGCTTGCCGATTTTACTATAGAAGGGTAACTTTGTAGAGGTAACATTCCGGCTGAAAGAGGATGTCTAGTACTAGGTGTGCCGGTCTCCTCTGACTGTGCATCTTTTGTCTTCTCAAATTCTCTTGCGTCGTTAGCCTCAAGATCTTTCAGTCGCGACTGGTAATAGGCAACTTTATAGTTAATATCTAAATCTAATATGTCAACATTGTCTCCTGTAAAAATATAATTGTATGCTTTGGCAACGTACGTCTGATAGTTTTTGTCTTGATGTATTCCAGCGGTGGCAAGATTATAAGCACTGATGTAATATGGTTCGATAACTATCTTGATTATTTTTGCTTGAGTTTGACGTATCTCATCAAAATTCTTTGTTGGTTCGATGCTTGTTCTAAATCTAAAATATTTAAAAAATGTGGACAATCCGTCGTTGGGATTAAATCTATCTGCGCCTCGTTTGCCAACAGCAGTGCTCCATTCATCAAAACTTTTTGCACCATACTTTGGATGTGTTTTCATTAAATTTTCCAACGTCATTATGATGTTGTTAGCCGTTCCAAATTTAATAACATCTAAATCAAACTGTTCGTCACCTGGAATAGGATCTGCAACTTTCTGTGTCATTCCGGCCTGCTGTAACAAATCATAGGACAATTGCTGTTGTGGATCAAGATCCTTACTGATAGATATTTCATATTTGTCAGGGTGCTGAAAAAATCTGGCTTGCTTTTCCTGTTCATTTTGATCATTCAAAATATTTTGAAAACTTACAATTGCATCAGCAAATGTTCTGACCGATGAACTTAAAGTTCCGCTTGTCCTTGGATACATGAAAGCATTGGTAAATGCAAATTCATTGTAAGGAATGGCACTAATTGTGTAGTATGATCCTCCTTGGTTGACATCTATATCCATTGAGACTAATTTTATAGGTATCACCCTTTTTATAAATTCACTTTTCTCTTTTATAGGTTGGCCGCTCTCGTCAAATCCTTTGAATTCCACAGTCAGCATGTAAGGTGCATCTAGGTGATCTAGGAAGCCGTTGTTGGCCGCGGCCGCTTTTACTTTTTCTAAAAGTGTGATGCCTGATGGTTCGACCAATTCCATTTTTATGTTCGTGACACTGGTTAGACGTCTCTTATCGTTATATCCTGGTATCGAAATCATCTGTACGTCTCTGAAATAAAGGTCGTTGTTTTTACTGAATTCAGTTGTGGCTCTGTTCAGTGAATCTCGCAACGACTTGCTTTTTGTTATTGTTTTTTTACTTTCATCTGAGAACGGGCTTGATTCGCTTGGTGGACCATTGAAACTGTTGGCGCCAGCACCTATTCCGGCACTCTGGGCTATTATATCATGAGGTTTGCTTTGAAAAAATATTTTTGGATTTCTAATTTCCCTTGTGCTCAATGCGGACAGTGTGAACAAAGTATTGTAAGATGCAAACTGATGCAAAACATTATCATCTGGATTCAAAGGAAAATCTTTTATACTTTGCTTTCTGCCGTAAGCGGCAGACTCATACATGCTGGATTGTATATCACTTATTGCCATGTATTATAGTCCTAGGTCTTTGAGCAAGTTCTCTTTCTTAGGTAACTGAACTGTCACTCCTGGTTTGAAATCGTAGATCGGATCCTCAATTTGGTCTGGATTACGCTGTGCAAACACCCACCACAGCCTAGGTGTGCCATATAAGTCATAGGACAAAAGATCTGGTCGATATGCATATGTCCTTTCAATTGTATAACTTTGATCATCTGCCTCCGCAGTGATTGTCCTTGGATTAAGGATCGCGAGATAGTCCGAAATTTCTTCGGTCTCAAAATACGGAGATGTATTAGAATAATTTGCCATTAAATGAATCCTACTTCGTTACTTTTACCATTTAATTCCCCATTGACGAATTTTTTCATTGAGAAATTTTTGACACTGTCTCTGCTGTATATTGGTGTCAACAAGACAGATATATTTGACAATGTTGGTGCCCATGTTTGCGAATCACCTCTGTTTACTCCAGCCGCGGTCTCTTGATCTAATTGGGTTGCAGTGTATCCTGACTGATTCTGCTTTGTTGAAATATAATCTATGCCCGGTCGCAACTCAACGTTGAATGTATTAATAATTACAGGCACTTTATGAAACATGTGATCTCCATAACCAAAGAAATGTAAAATTGGTGGTGGATTTCCTTTTAGATCTCCTATGCCTGCCTCTGAACCAAAAAACATTTTAGTTGCTGTCCTTAAAAAGTTAATTGTTGCCACCCAGTGTTTTGCATCCTCAGAATTTTGCACCGGAAATTCACCAATTACGTTAAAGGAATCAACTTGCGAATTTTGATAAGCCTGATGTGGAAAATTACTATGCACTTGATCCATTGCGTTGTAGTTTGCACTGTGTTGAATTACCACAGCAGGAGTCAACGGCCAAAACATTCCCTTAGATTCAGCCAGGGGACTCATAATCGGATTGTTAGCAAAATCAAAGAACTTTGTTAAAGGGCCTGATGGTACCTCTAATCTTACTCTCCAGTCTTCTGTGTCACTACGACCTGACCATTTTGCCCTAGCCTGTACAATCCTGCTGTCATTAGATATCCCTGCACCTGCAAGCCTGCCCAGGGTCCTGTCGAATATGCTTTGTCCAACGTTCTTTACTATACTGCCCAATGTAGCCATCTAAATGGTTGCTTTCCTTTATAAAATTTTGTATACTTTAACTATATTTA